TATCCATCCCAACTGTTTAAGGTTTATAAATGGATTATTCAAATATCGCTATAAATGATAGTGCCGAAGGACGATATGAGGCCATGTCTCAATTTCGTGAACACTATCTTGATAGAGGTAGAGACTGTTCTGAATTAACCATTCCCCATGTAATAGTAGCTAGTGGCTTTGAAGCGACTAGTGATTTATATACTCCTTACCAAAGTGTAGGTAGTCGAGGTGTTAACAACCTTGCAAGTAAACTTTTACTATTGCTCTTTCCCCCAAACCAACCATTTTTTAGACTAGCAGTCGATGGCAAAGCTAAAGCTGAAGCTGAAAATAACCCCGAAGTTAAAACACAAATTGAAAAAGTACTAAGTAAAATTGAACGTGAAGTCATGGGCAGAATTGAAACTGATGCCATGCGAGTTCCTGTATTTGAAGCTTTAAAACATTTGTTGATAGGTGGTAATGTCCTATTACACTTACCTAAAGATGGTAAGATGAAAGTCTACCCACTAGAACAATATGTAATAAAACGTGATGACGGTGGGTCAATCCTGGAAATTGTTGTTAAAGAAAACATTTCTATAAAAGCATTACCAGAAGAAGCACAAGAAATTGCCTATGCTAAAATGTCTTCTGAAGATATGAAATCAACAGATGATTGTGATGTCTATACACATATTTATAAATTACCAGATGATAGTTTTTATGTTTGTCAAGAATTACACGGTGTCAAAATACCGTCAAGCATTGGTAAATTTACACAAGAAACTTTTCCGTTCCTACCATTAAGAATGATTTCGGTAGACAATGAAGATTACGGCAGGTCATATGTTGAGCAGTATATTGGTGACCTTAAATCTTTAGAAGGATTATCAAGAAGTTTAGTTGAAGGAGCCGCAGCAAGTTCTAAAGTTGTGTTCCTTGTAAAACCAAATTCAAGCACAAAGAAACGTGACCTAGCGATGACTCGTAATGGTGATATCATTACAGGCCAAGCAGGTGATGTTGATGTTCTACAAGCACAAAAGCATTATGACTTAGGTGTAGTAGAGTCAGCTATTGGAAAATTTGAACAGCGTTTGTCCTTTGCATTTCTATTAAATGCGGCCGTACAACGTGATGCAGAAAGAGTGACAAGCACTGAAATCAGATACATGGCAAATGAACTAGAGACTGCCCTTGGTGGAGTCTACAGTTTGTTGTCACAAGAATTACAATTACCTATTGTAAGATTGCTTATGCAACGAATGAGTAAGAAAGGTGAGATACCTAACTTACCAAAAGGTACGGTGAAGCCCACTATCATAACAGGTGTTGAAGCACTAGGTAGAGGGAATGACCTAGAGAAACTTAGGGAGTTCACCGCAGAAATTGCACAGCTTGCCCAGATTAATCCGCAAGCCGTGTCAATGCTGAACATTGGAGATTTAATCCAACGTATGGCGAACAGTCATGGAATAGATACTGAAGGCTTAATTAAGTCTCAAGAAGAATTACAGGCTGAACAACAACAGGCACAAGAGATGCAACAACAACAAATGATGGAGCAAACTGCCCAGTCTGTTGCACCTCAAGTGGCGAACAATTTAACTAAACCACAATAAGGAAACACAAATGGTAGAAACAACTACAATCAATGAAGGTGTTACTGCTTCTGAAAAGCCAGAAGAAGTTACAGAACAACCTTCAAGACCAGATTGGTTGCCAGAAAAGTTTTCCTCACCAGAAGATATGGCGAAAGCCTACGGTGAATTGGAAGGCAAACTAGGTAAACCTGCGGAAACTCCAGAAAGTTCCGACACTGCTAAAGAAGAAAACCTTAATATAGATAAAGCGGAAGAAGCTGTCGAATCCGCAGGTTTATCTATGGAGAGTCTTCAACAAGAATATGACTCTAATGGTCAGCTTGACGAGAAGTCATATCAAGCACTGGAGAAGGCGGGCATCACTAAAGATTATGTTGATGCTTTTATTAACGGTCAGCAAGCATTGGCTAACCAACGAGCAGGAGAAATCAAAGGCTTGGTTGGTGGTAATGATAACTACACTGACATGATGCAATGGGCTAAACAAAATTTGAATGCACAAGAAATTGATGCATACAATGTGACTGTCAATGGTCGTGACATTGAGCAAACTAAACTTGCTGTCATGGGATTACAGGCACGATACTCAGCAGCCGAAGGAATTGAACCTAATCTAGTTAGAGGCCGTTCAGCGGGTGAAACTAAAGGTGGATTCCGTTCTTGGGCTGAAGTGACTACGGCTATGAAAGACCCTAGATATCAATCTGATGAAGCATACAGAACTGATATTCAGAATAAGATAAGTAATAGCCAACTTTAGTTGTGCAACACTTATGTGTGGCAACTGCCAGACCGAAAAGAAAGACCTCTTGAGGGAGACAATCTGGAATTAAGTGAAGGCTTTAAGTCTCTAAATAAACTTAAATCTAACAATCTCAAGAAGGAGAATATACTATGGCAAATGCAGCCCCAGTAAGCGTTGGTCGAGTCAACGCATCAGGTTCAGAAGATGCCCTGTTTCTAAAAATCTTTAGTGGTGAAGTTCTTACATCGTTTGAACAAGCTACAGTAACAGCGGGAGCGGAAATGGTTCGTTCTATCGCTAATGGTAAGTCAGCGACTTTCCCAGTAATGGGCAGAATCGATGCGGCCTACCATACTCCTGGAACTGAAATTACAGGTAGTGATGTAAACCATAACGAAAAAGTCATTACAATTAACGACTTGCTAGTATCTAGCGTATTCCTATCAAATTTGGAAGAAGCTAAGAATCACTGGGATGTACGTTCTGCGTATTCGACTGAAATCGGTAGAGCATTGGCTTTCCAAAAGGATAAGCACATCTTGCAAACTATCGGTCAAGCAGCTCAAGGTTCTGCTAACGTAGCTGACACTAGCTATGCGTCTGGTACAGTTCTAACGAACACTGGTATCGCATCTGGTACAGCAGCGACAGCGGCCAACGCAATGATTGATTCATTGTTTGATGCGGCGAAAGCACTTGATGAAGCTTACGTTCCAAAAGACGGACGAAAAGCATTCATTAAACTAGAAGAGTACTACAAAATGGCTAATGCAACTAATGCAGTCAACGTAGACTTCTCTGGTGGTGCTAACGGTGGTGTAGCTGACGGTAAAGTTATGAAAGTGGCAGGAATCGAATTGATTCCAACTGCTCACTTTGGTGACATTGCGGCTGACCTTTCGTCTAATACAGGCGTTCCGGGCGGTTCTGCTACTCAAGGTGGTTCTAATCCACAACAAGTTAACCTAGCAAACTATGTGGCACTTGTGTGTCATCCTAGTGCAGCGGGTACTGTTAAGTTAATGGACTTATCTTCAGAGATGGAATACGACATCCGAAGACAAGGTACTTTGATGGTAGCAAAATATGCTATGGGTCACGGTGTCCTAAGACCAGAAGCAGCAGTAGGCATTAAAGAAGCCTAATCAATAACCAAGGAAAGGTGGGGAGTAATCCCTGCCTTTTCTTTTTTTTTAGAGGGAAACCATGACAACACAAATAACATCTACGACAGAACTACAAGCGATAAACACCATGCTGTCATTCATTGGTGAAGCCCCTGTATCTACAATATCATCTACCACTGGTGTTGGGTCAGATGTCGCTATTGCAAAAAATATACTTGATGAAACTTCTATGTCTGTACAAGCCCAAGGTTGGCATTTTAATACAGAGAGTGAAGTTACATTACAAAGAGATAGTAACAATAAAGTTGTACTACCTACAAACTGCGTACATTTAGAAGTCGCAGCTCCATACCAAGCAACCTATGCATATACTATGCGAGGTGGCTATTTATATGATTTAAAAAACCATACTGATGTATTTACTTATAATCCAAGTGTTGATTATGTTTTAGTACAACAGTTTGAAGACATACCTCAATACGCTAGACATTACATTGCAGTCAAATCTGCTAGACGTTTTTGTGCTAGATACATGGGGTCACTAGAATTGAACAAGCTTGCATTACAAGATGAAGAAGAAGCACACATTACATTTGAGCAAGCCGATGCAAGAGCGGGTGATTACAACGTACTTACAGGCAACTACAGTCAATACTACATTGTAAACCGTACACGAACTCAAGTAATTTAAGGAAAATAAATGGCAACTAGGATTACATCTCAAGCTATACCAAATCTTATAAATGGTATTAGTGAACAAAACCCCGTTCAGCGTAACCCTGCCCAAGCACAGACACAGATTAATTTTCAATCTAACATTGTGGAAGGGTTGAGCAAACGCCCATCTCTACACCACATTGCTAACGTCCTGTCTAGCACTGCTTTCCCCAACAATTCTGCCGTACACTGGATTAACCGTGATTCTGATGACCAGTATGTGGCTATCTTTAATAATAACGCTACTCCACAAGTTTATGATTTAGCGGGCAATCAGAAAACTGTAAGCACACCAAACGGTACTTCTTATTTAACTACAACCAAACCTATTAATAATCTAAAATTTGTTAACGTAGCTGATTATACTTTTGTCGCTAATACAGAAAAAACCATTACTGAAGATACGGCTACAACTACAGCAAAAGTAGAAGAGTTTTTAGTTTATTGTAAAAGTTCTAATTATGGTCGTGAATATTCAGTAAAACTTACACACCAAGATTGGACATACGGTTATGAAGTACAATTTCAAATGCCTACAGGTAACGACTCTAGCACTGATAGTGCATTTAGAGATACGAACAAAATTATTGATATTCTTTTATATGGAACATCTTCTTCCGATTGGTCTAGTTCTGCCGATGGTATTGGCTTTAGAACAATAAGAAGCGATACGGGGGCAACCGTTAGTACCACACAAGGATTAGCTAACTATTCTAGTATTACTGCTAAATTCACATTTTCTAAATATGAAAACGTGGCTTATGGCTATCTAGTAGACCAAACCAAAACTTATGGCGTAACGACTACTGATGGTTTTGGTAACCAAGCTATGTACGCTATCAAAGATGAAATACAAGATTTTGCTGATTTACCTTATTACGCTAAAGTCGGCATGATTATAAAAATTACAGGTGATGAAGGTGAAACCCTTGGTGATTATTATGTTAATCACAAAAGTGGTGGTATCTGGTCAGAAACTGTTGCTCCAGGAATTAAAGTTGGCCTTAATAATTCAACTATGCCTCACGCTCTTATTAATAATAATGATGGTACGTTTACTTTTAAAGAAATTGATTGGACTGATAGAGTTGCAGGAGATGAAGATACAAATCCCGCACCATCGTTTGTAGGTAAAAAACCTACGAACCTTACGTTCTTTCAAAACAGACTTGGTATTCTTGCAGACCAAAGTTTAGTACTAACAGAAAATGCTCAGTTCTTTAATTTCTTTATTACAACAGGAACAGATGTATTAGATACAGACCCAATTGATATTGCTGCATCTGGAACAACTGTTAACAA